CCCTCGACTAAGGAAAGCGAATAAACGGATACGCAGAGTTGCTAATAGTAACGTACGGAGAGTAACTGCTCTTAGGCATCAAGCCGCAATGCTTAAAGCGAATAAGAAGTTTATGCTTCTGATCGCGGGATATGCGTCTGGCAAAAGCCATACACTGCATTTATGTGTTATGTCCGATATTGCGCAGTATCCAGGGATTAAAATATTAGTCTTGGCGCCATCATACGATTTGTTAAGACTAAACAACGTACCAGCACTACTAGAAATGCTGGATGAATGGGGATTAAAATACGTATTTAATAAATCTGAGTACATTATTCATGTTGCGAATGGTGCACAGATTATTTTACGTTCAATGGATAATCCTCAAAGAATCGTTGCTTTCGAAGTAGCCAGGAGCTATATCGATGAAGCAGACGTTCCAACGCTGAATAGAATGGAAGAAGCTTGGAATAAGACTTTAGGCCGTACTCGACAGGTTATCTTTGATAGTCGTAATCAAATGGTAACCAACCGAGTATGGGCCTTTAGTACACCAGAGGGTTATAAATTTTGTTATAAACGCTGGGTTAAACAAGGTGGACCTCAATATGGCATCGTACGAGCTAAAACAATGGATAATCCGTACATACCGTCGGATTTTGTCCAGTCTCTGCGAGACACCTATCCGGCGAATCTCATTGAAGCTTACCTTAATGGCGAATTTGTTAATCTTACTAGTGGTGCTGTTTATTATGCTTTTGACAGATCGGTAAATCATTCTGACGAGACCATAATATCTACCGAGAACTATAAAGAACCATTATTTGTCGGTATGGATTTTAACGTTAATCATCAGGCGACTGTTGTTTATATTGAAAGAGTGGTTGACGGAAAGAAAGCGTACATCGCAGCTAAGGAGTTTAAAGATTTGCGAGACACACCAGACACTATCGAGGCTCTTAAGAATGCCTTTGAAGGTCATAAGATTACGGTTTATCCAGATAATACTGGTAAAAGCGAGCATAGTACTGGTACAGGTGTTTCCGATCATTCCTTATTACGCGATGCGAAGTTTATTGTTAAGACTACGTCGACAAATCCATTAGTTAAGGACAGGGTTGCGACGTTAAATGGAGCATTCGAGAATGGGACGCTGTTTGTCAATACTAACGAATGCCCTGAATTTACTGAAGCTTTGGAACAACAAATTTACGATGTGTCGGGGCGCCCCGATAAAGCTTCTGGTCTTGACCATATTAATGATGCAGGTGGTTATCCTATTTGTTATTTGATGCCTCTTGTTAACAGAAAAGCTTATTTGACTATGGTAGCAATGTAATGGCTGTTTTGCCTGAAGAATTTAATATAGCTGAAGCGATTAATAGCGAATATTCACGCCATAGCTTCAAATGGACTACTGTTCGTGATTCCTTAGCTGGTGAAGCTGCTATCAAAAAGGCTAACGAGAAATATTTACCTATGCCTTCTGCGATGCTTAAAGCTGAAGCACTCGCAACAAGTACACAAGGTTCTATAACACAAGATAATCCAAATTACCATACCAATCAACCATACGCAGCATACAAATCGCGTGCACGCTTCCCCGAACTCGCTGATGCCACGTTAAGAGGCATTATTGGCCTTATCCTTCGTAACCCCTCTGCTTATCATTCACTACCTGGTAGCTACATTGAGGAGAATGCCACTAAAGACGGCAAATCTCTTAGAGAACTTGAACTGCAAATTGATACAGAAGTTATGGCGATGGGCCGTGCGGGTATTTTAGCTGATCCTGATGAATCAGATAACATGCCCAAAATTGTTACTTACGCTCCAGAAGATGTTCTTAACTGGGAAACAAAAGGTACAGGCGAAGACATCGAAGTCACAAGTGTATTACTTCGCGACAACTCTGAGTCTAAAAACTTTTGGGAAACGCAGAGTAGTAAAGAAAAGCATTTACTTTTAATTATCAATGAAGATGGTCTATATGAAATTGGAGAATATGAAAATGGAAAGCTTATACGCTCTCGTATTCCTACTGTTTTAGGTAAAGCTTTAACTTATATTCCATTTGTATTTGTTGGTACAATGGATATTACCGCCGATGTAGATTCTGCTCCTCTTTGGCCATTATCAAATATATCAGTTTCTATTTACCAAGTAATCGCAGATCTTCGAAATGCTCAATTTATGTCATGTAATCCTATGCTAACTATTTCTGGTGTCGACAAAGATGGTATACCGACGGCTGTTGGCTCAAGTATAGCACTTATTTTAGAAGCACATACAGCTAAAGCGTATTATCCTAAGACGGATACTTCAGCTTTAGAACATGTTCGCTTATATATTCGTGATCTACAGACCGAAGCTATTCGTTTTGGAGCTAATTTGCTTGGTAATGACTCAACACAAGCAGAATCTGGTGAAGCTATACGTCTAAAGCAATCTATGTCTTCTGCGACAGTTGCTTCAGTAGTTGCAACTGTAGGAATTGGTCTTCAACGATTGCTTAATATGATCGCAGAATGGCTCGGACGCAGTAAATCAGCTGAAGTTAAGGTGAATACCGAATTCTCTAGCTTCCAGATGACTGCAAATGAACAAATTGCGCTTGTGCAATCATGGCAAGCAGGTTTGTTGAGTACTGATACTGCTCTGGAAAACTTCAGAAAAGCTGGTATGCTTCAAGAAGGTGAAGATTCTGACGCAGAAATTGAACGTTTAAAGGAAGATACGTATCGTAAACAGCTACAAGCTGAGCAGGACGCTAAAAAACTTGATAAGGGACCAAAAGGAGCAAATAAAGACGGTAGTCTGAATTTACCTGAAGGGTCTGAACCAAATCCTGCGGTTTCGTAGGGTTATTTACTATAATTAGGAGATTTAACTAATGTTTAAAATGAAACACATCCTCAGTGAGGGTGAACCTGGTCAAGGCGGCGGTGCCGGCGGCGAAACTATCGAGCAATTGCAAGCTAAACTAGCTGAAATGCAGACAGCGATGTCTGAACAAAATGATGAGATTGGTCGATTGCGTAAGCATAGCCAGAAACTTTTAGACGAAAAGAAGGTTCTTAAAACTAATTTGGACAAATTTGAAGGCATTGATCTTGAGTCAATGACTAAAATGATGGAGCAATTTGAGAACAATGAAGAAGCTCAATTGCTCGCAAATGGTAAATTTGATGATGTTATGAATCGTCGTACTGAAAAAATGCGATTGAATTTCGAAAACAAAATCGAAGAACTTACAAATCAGAACACTGAATTGCAAAATGAACGTTCTGGTCTTCAAAATAAATACAATGACGCAGTGGTTAACAACTATTTGCGAGCGGCAGCTGAGCAAGCAAATGTTTTGCCTTCAGCTATAGATGATGTCCTCGCACGTGCGAAAGGCACTTTCAGTGTTCTAGATAATGGTGATCTTGAAGCTCGTGATAGTGATGGTAACCTTCGTACAGTAGGTAACAAACAGTTAACTCCTGAGTTGTTTGTAGATAGTTTGAAGGAAACAGCTCCACATTACTGGCCTGCTAGTCAGTCTGGTGGTGCAAATGGCGGTGCCGGTGGCGGCGGCAAACAGGTGAATCCGTTTATTAAGGGTTCCAAGGATTACAATATTACTGAACAAGCTCGTTTACGTAAGAGTGATCCACAATTAGCGCAACAATTCGCAGAAGAAGCTGCGGCTGCTGCCAGCTAATTTATTTATCAGCTAGTTGTGCTAGCAATTAACTTTTTACTTTTTATTGATATGAGGAATATAAAATGGCTGAAGTAAGACTAGCTGATGTCTATGAACCATTAACTTTTAACCAGGCAGTTCAAGAAGCTGCCATCGAACTGAATGCATTTGCGCAGTCAGGTGTTCTTATTGGCGATCAGCGTATCGACGCTATGGCTAATGTCGGCGGTTCAATTGGTGAACTACCTTTCTACCTGGGTATGACAAATGATGAGCCTAACTACTCATCTGATGATCCAGGTGTTACTAGTACTCCTGCTAAAATTAGTGGTGCCAAGCAGATCTTCCGTAAAGCTATGATGAACAAATCCTGGTCTACCATGGATCTGTCGCGTGAACTGGCTCTGTCTGATCCTTTGGCGGCTATCACTGATCGTGTTGGTCAGTACTGGGCATCTGCCATTAATCGTCGTTGTATTCAGACTGCTATGGGTCTTTTGGCTGATAACTCTGCTAATGATGCTGGTGATATGATTTACTCTATCGCTACTGATGACGCAGCAGCTATCACCGACGCTGAGCGTATTTCTGCTGACGCAGTTATCGCAGCTGCTGGTACTATGGGTGACCATGCCAAGACTCTGTCTGTTATCGCTATGCACTCTGTTGTTTATCAGCGTCTGCAGCGTCAAGATCTGATTGCATACATCCAGCCTTCAAACACTGACATCCAGATTCCTACTTATCTAGGTTATCGTGTAGTTGTTGATGATGCTATGCCAGCTGTCGCCGGTACAAACCGTATTACTTACACAACTGTACTGTTCTCAATTGCTGCTCTGGCATTTGGTCAAGGTACTCCTGAAATGCCTTCAGAAATGGAACGTAAACCAGATTCTGGCAATGGTGGTGGTCAGGATATTCTGTACTCTCGTCGTACTGATATCATCCATCCTCAGGGCTTCCAGTTTACTTCTGCCTCTGTTGCTGGTCAGTCACCAACTGAAGCTGAATTGGCTGGTGCTACCAACTGGGATCGTGTATTTGCAGAACGTAAGAATGTCGGTATCGCATTCCTGCAGACCAACGGTTAATATTTTTTAATCAGACAAGGATGTCGAAATGGAAACATGGATGTTCCTTAACTGAGGATTGATTATGTCTGAAACGAAACTAACTCCTGAGCAAGAAGCGGCTCGTAAGAAAGCAGAAGCTGGGCAGGGTGCTGGTAAAGCTCCCGAAGCAGCCAAAAAAGAGACTCCAGCTGTTAAGCAAGCTTCACTCGCCGATTGTCTTGCTCAAGATCGTAAGGCTCGTGAAGCTGAACTAGCTCGCAAACGTGAAGAAGAAGCTGTTGAAGCTGAAGTTCGTAAGCGTGTGCTGGCTGAAATGAAAACAAAAGGTTAATAACCTTTTTACCAAAGGAACGATGATGAGAAATTTTTTAGTTGTTTTATTTCTGATGCTGTTTACGGTTATTGCCGTAGCAGCTGAAGATTTTACTTTGTGGACAAACGAAGTTTTTACTGCTCCACCTGAAGGTTGGGAAGGTACTATTGCTACTAGCGATACTGTATCGAACAACAATGGGTTGAATGGTCTTGAACTCATTATTGAATATGAAGCATTAGCACCTGATGGTAAAGATGCTCCAGCTGATTATAAACTATCTGCTATTATCGAACAGCAAACTGGCACTCATTGGTACCCTGTTGCTTATCAATTTCGCCATATCAAAAGTTCTGAAACGCCGACAAAGCGGATCATTATTTTAGGACCTAATGTTCCTGATTTTAATGGTTCAGAAAATTTAATGTATGTTGGTGATACTGCTATTGCTGCTCAAAGTTTTAACCCTGGGACACTGGGGGATAAATTTCGTGTTGTTTTAACAGTTGATAATACTGGTACAGCTGATCTTACTGGTTTTACAGTAACAGCATTTGGTAGGAAAACTGACTAATGCAAAAAGTTTGGCGCCTAGACGGCACAGTTTTGTGTGATATTTCTGTTTGGATTAACGATTGTGAATCTGAAGAGGAAGCCATTCAACGCATATCTGAAGCCTCTAGCGCTGAATTTTTTAAAATTACGTCAATTAAGCATATTCATCCTCGTAAAGAAACGATGACTATCCTTAAATCACGTGAATCAACTGGAGATAATCCGTAATGACAGCTGTAGCTGTAGCCGCTGATAACCTTCGCGCTGATCCGATGGACACAACTGTTAATACTGGAGGTATTGGTGGTGGTGCTGGTGAAGGTATTGAAACTGATGTATATTATCAGAATGACGCGGCTATATCTCGTAAAGTTACAGCGCATGGATTTTTTTCTGATACTGGTGCTCAACGCGACATGACAGTAACAGGTCGCAAGACGTGGCTTGTTAAATGCGCAGTAACCAACTATGGTGGTGTTACAAATTTAGAACTTAGATTGGGTACAGCAGCTGGTGTATACTGGCAGTATATTATAGCGAACAATACAACTAAGCTGTATCCCCCAAAAGGTGGATTCTTAATTTTAGCCATTGATCCCAGTGCTGGCTATGAAGATTCTGCTGTTGGTGGCATGATTGTAGGGTCTAACAATGTTTTAGATTACTTTGGCATTTATTGCGAATGTAGCACATCTAAAGCTGAAAACTTAGTAATGGATGCTATCGATATAGGTTATGGCTTATATCTTACTGGTGGTGATGGCGCTGATGCTGATGGTGTATTCCAAGATTTTGTTGATAATGATGAAGGCGATTCAACAAACGGTCGCTTTGGTTACGTAACAACAAACGAAGGTGTACTTAACGTACTAGGTAAGTTAATTATTGGCGCAACTTCAGCGAGTGGAGTTAGAACTGCGTCTGCTACGGTTTTTGTCGACGCTGGTCAAACTGTTGTATTTCCTGATAATATGGCTGCTGCTGGTTTTTCTGGCTTAGAGTTAGACTTAGGTAATGCAACAACTGATATTTCTTTAGCTGGTAATAGTTATGTTGGTCGTGGTAACACAACAACTACTGATACTAGACCAACATTAGAAGTATTTGGAACATCTGGTGTAGCAAATGTTGGTGCACCATTTACTAACTTTGCTTCGTTCTTACTTACGTCAGCATGTAGCGGTGCAATGACCATTAAAGATTCCGGTCTTTGCACTGTCGCTGGCGCAGATATCGCAGGAACTTATATAGAAGGTTGCACTGCATCATCAGCTTTACTTTGGAATACAAATGCTGATCCAAATGGTGAGCTTGACAATCTTACCGCTATTATGGGTGGTACAAATAGTCATGTTATTGAATTAGGAAGTAATACTCCTTCTACAATTACTTTGACTGGACATTCTTATACTGGGTATAATGCGACAACTGGTTCGAATTTAGTAGCAAATAGTGGTCCAACTGACGCAGCTATATACAACAATTCTGGTAAAGCAATAACAATTAATATTACCAATGGTGCTTCTCCATCAGTGAGAAATGGCGTTGGCGCAACTACTACTGTTGTTACAGGTCAAATTACATTAAGTGTAACAGTTTTAGATGATGTTACAGGTAATCCAATAGGAACAAATTGTAGAGTTCAATTGGTGAAATCTTCAAATAAAGCTGTATTACTTAACAAAGCTTGCGATGTAAACGGTATTGCAAGTGAACAAATTAGCTATGACGCCGATACTGACGTCGAAGGCTGGGCAAGAGAAATGAGTTTGTCGGGAACTGATTACGTGCCAAAAGATATATCTGGGCAGTATACTAGCTCAGGTTTTTCAGTAACAGTAAGATTAGAGCCGATAACTTAGGAGATTAATTTATGGCTATTTATGACGTAGATGCTGATCGTACAACAGCGATTAATGCATTTTTGTCGGAGTACAGTATTTCTGCTGGCGGAGATATTCGACGCACCGGCTCAACACATACTTTTCATGTCGCTTGGCTTAACTTGGCTTTACAGCATAAGGTATGGGATTTTAATACTGAAGCTGATGATCTGGTTAACTTGGCAAAGCCAAACCCAGCTACTTCAGAAGCCTTGGGTACAATTATCACTTTGTTAGACCATACAACTGATTATAGTGTTAGATATAACATCGATGATCTCGCTGCTCGTGGTTTGTTTGGTGGTTCAGTTGAGCAGAAAGATGGGTCTGGTAACACAGAACGCTATTCTGGTTTGATTGTACTTGGATCGGTTAACAATACTGCTACTACCCTACAGATTGTTCAGAACAATGCTCTTGTAACTGAATTCTGGGGTGCTGTATCTGCTGGCTTTAACCAAACTGATGGCTCCACTCTGCTACGTTGCTTGGTAAAAACTCGTGAGGGTGCGAGTGGATTTATTGATGGTTCTCGTGTAAACGTAAAAGCTACTCATTGGGGTGACTCTTACGCAATTTGGGAAACAACTCTTGGTCTTGGTGAGAAAGTTGCTGCGATTAACACCTTTGGTGATTCTCAGAATGATACGCTTGAAGCAACTGTTAATACTTGGGGTTCTATCGAAACTGGACTGCAAGGTATTGATCTGATTGATGTTGATGGCAATGGTGGTAAAGAATTCCTTGGTACTCTCAACTACACTGGTATAGGTAACGCAGATAAGAAATCACTGTATGAACGCGTTAAGTCCATGTTTGCATATAATACGACAAATACCCCTTGGGGATTTGATGGTGATTTGTGGACTGCTCGTGTTTATGATTGCGATAATTTATCCGCTGGTTCTGGTACTTGGGTACAAGATGAAGAAGTAACTTGGGCATCTGGTTCTGGTACTTTAATGGGTGTTCGTAATACAGCTGGTGGCTCTAATACACGACTTGTTCTTCACCTTGAGTCTGGAACTCCACCGATTTCAACAGATACCCTTACAGGTAACGGTGGTGCTACTCAAGATATGACTCAAGACGCTGCTGCTCTTGCTACCAGCGCAAACTGGATTGGTCAGTTCTATGGTTCTGCCTGGATTGCTGCGTTTGGTGTTGGTATTGATGCTGCTCAGTTAGAGTTCGGCGATTCTGTAACTTCTCTGGATAATGAATCTCCAACGGTACCGCAGAACGTGACTTTGACAGTTAATGTCGAAGTCGGTCTTGCTGGTGATACACCTCATGTCTTCTTGGCTGAGAAAGATCCCGTATTGAATGCTCCTGATTATAACAAGTATTCAGCGGCTGGCGGCGAGACTGCTGGTGACACTACCATTACGGTAGCGGCTATTGATGCTGATGAGCCTGATACTGGTTTTGTTGGTGTACAACATGATGGCGATACATTTATTACATTCTATGAATATACCTCACGTACAGGAACAGTGTTCACACTTGGTGGTACGTTGAATGGTGGTACTTTGAATAGTAATATTGTTGCTGCTGATCCAATCCTTGTTGCATTTATGTATGAAGAAGCAACTGGTGGTGGTACTACTAAGACAGCGAGTAACACATTTGTATTTAATTCTGGTACTCGTGACTTTATTGGCTGGGTACGTCATGGTGATCTTTCAAATACACCTGATAAACCTGTGCCAATAGCATTTAATGGTGTCGGTTCTAACAGTACTTCTGTAACAGTGGTTCTTGAAGATCAGACTTAATAACTATGTCCTACACCGTAGACTGGTTGGCAAAAATAATTTCCATACCGGTGTCAGATTTGACGCTGGTATCGGGAACACGCTACAGGTTATCTATGATTGATTTCTTAACCGAGATCAGAAGATTGGAGGCTTCACCTGTGGATGGGCTATGGGCTGAACAAATATTAGAGCACGTTAATCCTCAAATCGACTTTGCTGGTGCTGATTATTTTGGTTTTGATAAAATTGTTAATGGTTATCAAGTTCAATTTAATGCACCAGCAACTCGAGTTGATTTAGTTGGTTCTAATAACAACATCGCTGACGTTTTGATATCTAATGGAATAACTGTTGTTCCGAGTAACTCAGCTGGTGGCCAGCGTATTTTAGACAGCAATGCTAATTTACCGCCTGAGCAAGAAGCTTTGATACAAGAGGTACATGAAGCTCATTATAATAGGCGTAAACACGACGCAGTAAATGATACATTAACAATTTATGATACTGATAAAGTAACTCCTAAGAAAGTATTTGATACTAATGCTGATCTTAGTGATATTACTCCACAATAATGTATACATTTGGTTTACGTAAAAAAGCATATGCGTTTAGCTTGAGGCCAGCTTATTGGGCGTTAAATATTTGGAAAAGTGTAATGGATGTTACACTTAAATTGAAGAGAATAATTGAAGTTACGTTGGAAAGATAATGGAAATAATTAAAAACACGCTTAAGCTGAACACTTCGATAAATACTGTTGCTTCTTCAGTAATAGCTATTAATACTTTTCAACGTTTAAACACGACTATGAATAGTTATTTGATTTCAGTTACAAAGCTCAATAACAAGTTAACAGTTAAAACAAAAATTAATTCGGATGAAGAATTATGAGTGATTGTAAAGTATATGTGGGAGATTATGGTACTAAGTTACTTATAACTCTAACAGAATGTGATGGTGTAACACCTGTTCCACTCGGTACACCAGTCGCACAAGAAATTATTTTCATTAAACCAACTTTAGCTGATCCTAATGTTAATGAACGTGTTGTTAAAACAAGCACGTTAGAAACTGACGGAGCGGACGGTAAAATTTATTATATTTTTGAAAACGGCTTTATTGACGTAGCTGGTAAGTACAAATACGAAGCAAATGTTCAGTTAGCTTCGGGTAAGTGGACTTCGACTAGTGGCGACTTTAAAGTAGTTGATCCTTTGGCGGTGTAATATGGCTGTAGATATTGACGTAGCAATAGCAGTAACTGATAGTTATTGCACATTAAATGAAGCTGATAGCTATCTTGAAAACAATACAGTTTGGAACGCTGCTTCTGATGAAGATAAAGAAGAAGCTTTACTCGAAGCACGTTATCATATTGATATAACCTATGAATGCGATTTAGCTACTGAAACAGTTATACCAGATGCATTGAAATATGCGACAGCTATTTTAGCAGCTGAAGCAATAGCAGATAGTGCTATTTTTAATTCATCTCCATCTGTTCAGAAAGAGCGCGTTAAAGCTGACTCAGTCGAAGCTGAAACAGAATATTTTACTGGAAGTAAAAGTCAACCAAAGAAAACAAAACAAGTTACGAGTATTCTTCAATCGATTTGTACTAAAATCGGTAGCTCAGTTTTTCTAGTTAGAGGTTAACATGGGTTTACAAGCTGAATTGCAAGCAAAGATAGGTAAAGCGTTTGATGAGAAATTATCAGATGCAGTTGCTTCTTTAACGCTTAGCCAAAAAGCTGTAACATTTAATCCAGTTGACAATACAACAAGTGAAGTTGTTACTAACATAGCTACTCGAGGCGTTGTTGGTGATTATGCTTTAGAAGAATTAAACGACACTAGTGTTAAGCCTACTGATGTTAAGATTACTGTTTTGCAAAATGAACTGTCAGTTGAACCTAAAATTGATGATATTGTGAATGATGGTGTTAATAATTATAAAATTATTAATATCAAAAAAGATCCAGCTAAAGTTATTTGGAAGCTACAATGCCGACGGTAAAAAGTTTTAATGACGTTGACAAGATAGTTACAAACTTGATTGAAGTCAAGAAGCGTGACTTTATGCTTGGACTATGGAATGAACTGGTAGATAGAACGCCAGTTAAATCTGGTAAAGCTAGAGCAAGTTGGAAAATTTCTGTTGGTTTCGCTGCTACTAAAGAACTACCTGTAGGTACTTATGGCAGACCAAAAACACCTGACTTGACAAGATACAAGAGAAATTACCAAAATTGGTATTTAACGAATTCAGCTCCATATATTAGCCGTTTGAATACAGGTTATTCTAAACAAGCTCCAGCTGGATTTATTAATTCAATTATTCAGAAACATGTAGCAAAGGCAAATGCATAATGGCTGGTTGGGAAGGAATTAATAACGCGTTTACTACACGATTAAATACTAATTGGATAGAAACACCAATTGCTTGGGATAATGTATCTTACGATCCTGTTGAAGGTAACGAATGGATCAGAGCTACATTGATTCCTTCAACAACACAAAATGCTGCTCTTGGTAAGGCAAAAAAGCATTTTGGAATTTTTTGGTTACAAATTTTTGTACCTTTGAATGGAGGTACAGGACGCGCATATGAATTAGCTGAAATGTTGGACGCTATTTTTAGTAATATGTCGTTTGATGAGGTTGTATGTTACGCCGCTGATATCACTCGTACAGGTGATGATGGAAATGGTTGGTTTCAACTTGATGTACGTGTTAATTTTTGGTCTTTTGAGAGGATATAAAGAATGTCTATTACTTCTACAAACTATGCAGACTTCTCCTATATTGAAGAAGTCGCAGCTGGCGTAACACCAGCTACTCCAGCGTTTCAGCGTCTACCTGTTGTTAATGTCGGTCTCGCTGATTCGCTTGGAACTTCGATGTCTGAAGTTATTCGATCAGATCGTCAAACTGACGACTTGGTTGTTGTTGATTCTGAAGTTGGTGGTGACAACAGTTATGAGCTGTCTTTCACTCCGTTTCTACCGTTGCTACAAGCTTTACTTCAGAATGGAGCAGGTACGACAGTTGCTATCGCAGCGGCTGATGATATTGTCGCAGATAATTCTGGATCGCAGTTCACATCGTCTACAACAGATTTTACAACTGAAAATTTGAACGTTGGCGACTTTGTTCGTGTTTCTGGTTGTGTACTCGATACTGCTAATAACGGTGTTTATCGTGTTACAAGTGTTGCTGCTAATGCTTTGGGTGTATTTCCTGCGCCTGCTTCTGATCAAGCAGCTGAAGCTTCTGTCGATATGGATGGTCAAAATATTCGTAACGGCGCTGCAACTCCAAAATCTTATACTTTCAGAAAGCAACTGAATGCTCCTGGCGGTACAGATGCAATTTTCTACTATCGTGGTTGCATGATCAACTCAATGAGCTTCAATTTTGAAACTGGTTCAATTTTGAACGGTTCAATGAATGTTGTTGGTTTGACTTCTGAAGGTACAGCAACAGCTATTGCTGATGAAACATTGACTGCGATTCAAGCTTACGATATTATGAACTCTGTAAGCTCAATTTCTTCAATCGATATTTCTGGTCTTCCAGCAACTACCGAATTTTCTAACCTTAATCTGACTATCAATAACCAGATTAATGCTGCAAAAGCAATCGGTACTCTTGGCGCGGTTGGTCTTGCTCCGTTTAGTCTGGATATTACTGGTGATCTTGAAATTTATTTTGAAGATACTACTGTTTACAACCTTTACAAGAATGCAACTTCTTTCAGTGTTGCAATTACTTTGGTTGATGGTTCAGGAAATAACATTGTTGTTTATCTGCCAAAATGTAAATTTGAAGACCTGTCTGAGCCTGTCGAGGGTAAAGATAACTTCCTGATGGAATCTGGTTCTTTGAAAGCACTGCGTGATGAGACAACTGATATGATGGTTCAGTTTACTTTGATCCCAGCGTAACAACGGGTTCGGCCACTACATCTATATGCTTGTCACGACACTGAGCCGACAGTAAGCGTTGAGGATGTAACAACCCCTGGTTTAGTCGTGGAATAAGAGGATAATTAAATGTCAAAATTACGAATTACTAAGATTGCCAAAACAGCTGAAGAGGGAAGATCTCTTGAGTACCGTGGTGTAACACTGAAAATCGCTCGTGCGAATAACACACAGTTTAAAGCTAAATTTCGTCAAGTTACTCGTCCTTACAAAGAAGAGATTGACAACGATACTATTGATCCACAATTGAGCGAAAAGTTGATGATTGAAACATTTGCGTCGACTATTCTTGTTGGTTGGGATAATTTTGTTGTTGATGGCGAAACTATTCCTTATTCAGTTGAAAACGCAATCGAATTGCTTACAAATGACGAAGATTGTCTTGAATTTGTAAACAAACAGTCAAGGGATATTAATAATTTCCTTGAGAACGAGGAAAAAGACTTAGCGGAAAAGTCTTAAAGCTTCTTAGATGGAACCTCGAGCACTCTAAACATGTTAAGTTCTATCAACGACTTGAAAAGAAAGGACAGTTAACGCCTTTAACAGAGTTAAGGTCATGGGAAAAAGATGAGTCAGTACTTTGGTATCTTGATACGTATAGTATGCTCGAGGGGTCTAAGGGGCAAAATGGTTTAATACCATTATCAGAAGTTTTAATTTTTACCCAACATATGGATTTGATTGGAACTAAAAAGGAATTTATAAACATTATCCAACAAATGGATAATACTGTAGCCAAGCATTTGAACGAGGTTTCAAAACGAGATGAGCGACGTAAAGGTAGGGCTAACGCTAGAAGACAGAGCTAAACCAAGTTTAGACAAGTTTAGAGAAAGTCTATCAGCTGCGCAAAAAGCTTTTAATGAACTTATTCGGATTCAAGATAAGTGGGCAAAAGAAGTTATGGGCCAACAAAAGAAGGCCCAGTCTACTATCAAAGAAACTTCATCAGCCGTTAATAAGCAAAGTAAAGAAGTCAAAAAACAATCAATCGCTGTCAGTTCGGCTAAAACAGCTTGGCGTGGTTTTACTTCAACGATTAAAGAAGCAGCTGGTGGTATGAATCTCGTTGAAGCAGCTGGAAGAGGGCTAGCATTAAAGCTTATTGATATTGCTAGCAACGTAATTCAAATCGGTGCTGGTATGGCTAACTTAGCATCTGATATGCTTGGTTACCGAAATGCTTTGCAACTGGTTACAGGTTCTCAAGAAGAAGCTGAAAAGTCATTGTCTAAGGCAATTAATATTGCTAGAACCTTGCGTTTGGATATTAAAGCTGTTACTAAAGAGTATTCTAAGTTTATGAACTCAGTTACTCTAGCTGGTGTAGCCACATCAATAGCTGAAGACATATTTATTAGCTTCGCAGGTGCTGCTCGTGTTCTTAACCTTGATGCTCACCGAACTTCTGGTATGTTTCTTGCGTTAGAGCAAATGGCATCTAAAGGTACAGTGTCTATGGAAGAGCTGAGAAGACAGCTTGGTGACCATATTCCTGGTGCTTTGAACTTAGCAGCTGAGGCAATGGGTTATACCAAAAGTCAGCTTCGTGACTTTATCAAAGAAGTTTCAAGAGGTAATGTTGAAGCAGCCGAGTTACTTCCTAAAATGGCTAAGTTAATTGCTGGTCGTACTCAACCGTTGATCGCAACAGCTTTGAAGAAATTCTCTTCGCAAGTTCAAAGCTTGATGAACGAATTTACCTTACTAAGCTGGACAATTGGTCAAGCGATTGCAACAGGTATTGGTCCACTAATCGAGTCTATTACCGATTTACTTGTTTGGTTTAACGGCTTAATTGGTGCTTCAAGAGAGTCATCTACGAGGGTAGAACAATTTAAAGAAGTTATTTTGGACACTGATGCTGCGATTGCTTCGACAGCTTCAACAGTTAATGAACTCTCAGATAGCTTCACAATGCTTGCGTCGACAGATGCTACAGCTAATTTAAACGCAGCTAAAGAAGAAGTTGAAGGATTGAATCTTGCAAGCATGGCTTTCTTAGGCATTATGAGTGGTCCAGCAACCTCTATTATGACGAAGCTAACTGCTTTGTGGGTTTCTTCGTTTGGTAAGCTGAAAACACTCTTGCAAGTTACTGCTACCTCACTCGCAGGTTTATTTGGTATGAGTGCTATTAAAGCTGCTTCAATGTATGAGACAGCTATTATTAAATTGTATCTTGCCTTCGATAAAGCTTGGTTCTTTACTAAAAAGTTTTTTATGTTCTTCGCGGGTGGCCCTTGGAGACTGCTTATCACTGGTACTATAGCCGCTGGTGCAGCTATTACTAATTTAGTAATGCAAGAAACTAAAGCAATTAAGAGTAATAATATTTACGAACAAGCTTTAGAAGATACTGCCGCTCAAGCTAAAGAATTTACTTCACAGTTACAAGATATGGCCGAGCAAATGTCTCAGTTAGGTCATACTGATTTAGCAGTAAGTTTAGAGCTTGAAAAGAATACACGCGATCAACTTCAAGACGCTAATAGTGAGCTTGAAAAAATGCGTGATAATGTTAAGGAAGTTAAAGCAAGCTTATGGAATCGTTTTGTTTGGAATGTTTTTGGTGTAATGACCGAAGATATGAAACAAGCTATTGAATATGGCATTGGGATTAATGAGGGTCAGAAACAACTAAATGAGACTCTTAAAGATCGCGAGCCAACTGGACAAAAACTTCTTCAACAAGGCAAAGAACTCGCAGCTGCTTACACTGAGTTAGAAAAGAGCGCTAAAGAATTTGTGAAAGCAATTCCGCTTACTAAAATTAAGAATGAAATTGAACTTCTTAATCTTAGTGGTGTTGCTCTTGCTAAGCGTAAAGTTGAGCTTGATCGTAATATCGAAAAACAAAAGTTACTCGCCAAAGGTAAGCTTAAAACAGTGCAAGAGCAACAAGCTTTCGATAAATTAACTTCGAGTATTGTTGTCAATACTGGTGTACTCGCAGCTAACCGTATGGAGAAAAAACGCCATAAAGAATTTGTCGACGACGCCAAAGGCAATGCAGATAGCTTGAAGGCTTCTATTAAAGCAACTAAAGAAGAAATTGGCGTATTGGGATTGAAAAATGAAGCACTCGATCGCTATAACTTGCGCGTTAATATTACTAACAAAGCTATTGAACTTTCGAAACTTGTGACAGAAGCTAAAACACAATCAGAACGTGAAGCTATAGCAGTTCAAGCAGTTCTGTTAGCACAATATGCCGAAGGTGAAGCAAGACTAATTGATCTTAAGAAAGCAACTGGTGAATATCGTACTGAGTTTGAGAAAACGTTAGACAAAATGAAACCTTATCAGCGCGAGTTTGCTAAGCTTGATAAGCTATTTAAAGATGGTAGCATTTCTGTTAGTGAGTATTCAAGACAGTTACAAACTCTTCGCACTCAATTTAACAAGCAGTTAACAATGGAAGGAGCAGAAAACGGATTAGCTGAATATATACAAAAAGCTGGTGATACAGCACAAAATGTTAAAGAAACAGTAGTCAATGCTTTCAAAGCAATGGAAGATGCGATTGTTGATTTTGCGATGACCGGTAAGTTCAGTTTCTCAGACTTCGCTAATTCAATTATAAGCGATATGGTCAGAATCATGGCTAGAAAAGCAGCAACTAATCTTGCTAGTGCTGCGTTTGACTTCTTACCGTCATTGACCGCGTTTCTTCCATTTGCTAAAGGTGGATTCTTTGACGATGGCGTTCAAGCTTTTGCAAAAGGCGGTACTTTTACAAATAAAGTAGTTGACCAACCAACTATGTTTAAATTTGCTAAAGGTACTGGTCTTATGGGCGAAGCTGGACCAGAAGCAATTATGCCATTAACAAGAACAGCTGATGGCGATCTTGGTGTTAGAACTGTAGGAGCTTCTAGTGTTGTTAATAATGTGAATGTAGTTGTTAATGTTGAAAACGGTAATTCCAATACTTCTTCTGAGTCAGATAGTCAAGATGCTAGAGCACTTGGTGGAATTATTACTTCAAGAGTCAAGCAAACTATTATCGAAGAATTACGTCCTGGTGGATTACTTAACAAGGTATAATCATGGCAACATTTACTCATGTACCAAGCTATAACTCATCATTAGATGAAAGTCCGAATACTATCGACGCAGTTTTCGGAGATGGTTACGAACAGTCAACCTACGCAGGTATTAACAAGCATGCGCGCAAATTTAGCTTAGGCTTTAAAGATTTAGCGCAAACTGAAGCTAATAACATTATTAATTTTTTTAAAGATAACGATACAGCCATTACACCGTTTGATTGGACTCCACCAGATGGTGTAGCAGGTAGGTTTAAGTGTAAAAGATATAGAACTAACTATGTTAGCTCCAATATTGTAACCGTAACTTGTGTCTTTGAAGAGGTATTCTGGTAATGAGCATAGCAGAAGAAATCCAAAAACTATCGGCTGATACTATCGTTGAACTCTATGAGATTGATGCCACAGCACTTGGTGATCAGATATACAGATTACACTCAGGCACCAATGAGCTAAATGGTGATCTGGTATGGCAAGGTAATACCTATTCTGCTTTCCCGGTCGAGGCTGAAGGCTTTGAGCTATCAACTGACGGCAAGATGCCCAGACCAAAGTTACGCGTGGCCAATGTCACTGGCTTATTTACTGGCTTGTTAAAAAGTTTCGATGATTTTATTGGAGTCAAGGTAGCCAGAAAGAGAACCTTCGTTAAATATCTCGACGCAGTAAACTTTATCGGTGGGGTCAATCCTACCGCTGATGTTAATGTTTATTTCCCTGATGACGTTTATTACATCGACCGTAAGTCAGCCGAGAACAGAGTGTTGATTGAATTTGAATTAGCATCAGTGCTCGATCTTAACGGGGTTAAGCTACCGCGTCGCCAAATAATCCAAAACACTTGTCAATGGATATACAAATCTGGTGAGTGTGGTTACACTGGCACAAACTACTTTGATATTTATGATCAAGCTACCATTCAAGAAAATGATGTCTGTGGCAAACGTCTAAGTAGCTGCAAGCTACGTTTTGGCGATAATGCTGTGTTACCTTACGGGGCATTTGTTGGTGTGGGTAGAATCTGATGGATGTTAAAGAACAAATACTAGAGCATGCTAAGCAAGAGTACCCGAATGAATGTTGCGGGGTAGTCATAATCTTCAAAGGCAAAGAACGCTACCATCCTTGTAAGAATCTAGCCACTGAAGCAGATGATAACTTTATCCTTTCGCCGGTTGATTATGCCGAGGCAGAAGACAAGGGTGAAATAATTAAGATCGTACATTCTCACCCAGCAAGTAATCCTGAGCCCTCACAAGCTGACTTAGTCGGTATCGAGCGATCAGGATTGCCGTGGGTGATTGTAAACCCCTTGACCGGATCGTTTACTGAGAGCGAGCCCAGCGGCTACCAAGCGCCTTTAATCGGTCGTCGTTTCGTTCATGGGGTGCTTGATTGCTATGCACTAATTAAAGACTATTACGAAACTATTTTAGAGATAGATATACCTGACTTTGATCGTGAGAACTACTGGTGGGAGAAAGGGCAGAATTTATATGTTGATAACTTTCAGAAGGCAGGCTTTCACCGAGTGGATGACTTACGCGAGCATGATGGTATAATAATTATGAGCGGATCATCTACCCCGAATCATGCTGGTGTATACATTGGTGATAATAAAATACTCCATCATGTACAACATCGATTAAGCAGCAGAGATGTTTATGGTGGGTACTGGTTGAAAAATACTTGGGCAGTTGTACGACACGAGATGTTTTTATGAAGACAGTACGCCTATACGGCAACCTAGCAAAACGCTTCGGCAAAGAATTCAAGATAGATGTCAAAACACCTATCGAGGCAGTGCGCGCTTTATCAGTAATCATCCCGGGATTTAAACAGTACATGGCAAAGAATAAAGACATGTACACATTATTTACTGGCTATGATGATAGAGTGATCACTCAGTATCATTTACCTTTTTCAGAAAAGACATTACGTATTGTACCCGTTGTCGCTGGCTCTGGTAGTGTAGGCAGGATTATTCTGGGTGTTGCCCTGATCTTTGTAGCTCCTTATCTGGGAGCGTATGCCAGTGGTCTTGGTCTAGGTGCTGCTGGTCCTTTAACATCGACTGGTATGTTTCTGATGAATGCTGCTACTAATCTTGGCTTTGCAATGATACTGGGCGGAATATCACAGCTGTTATTCTCGCCGCCATCTCAAGACAGCTATGAATATGCCGCTACTGAGAATAAACCCTCTTTTGTATTTAGTGGGGCGATCAATACTACGGCGCAGGGTAATCCAGTACCAGTCGGATACGGCCAATTAAGAATTGGTTCTCAAGTCATCAGCGCAGGCTTAGAAGCCCAACAGGTAACCTAATAATGGAACATATAATCAAAGGCTCTGGTGGTGGTTGTTTTCATAAAGATACTTTAGTACAAACTAAAGATGGCACTACTCCTATTGCCGACCTGAAGCCAGGAGACGAGGTCTGGGCGTTTGACGATACTGGTGAACTGTCTTTGCAAGAGGTGTTAGATACTATTGCTCACGGCGATGATACGCTGTTCAAATACACCTTCTGGGGCGGTGGTGAGATCATTTGTACCAGCAATCACTGGGTGCTTAATCAGTATAATGCTTTTGTAGAAATTGGTACGCTATCTGCTGAAGATTGCATCATTGATGCTATCGGTCATCTACGACCAATCAAAGGCTTCGAGATTTATGAAGAGCATGCTCTGGTCTATAACTTGACCGTGGCAAATCATCATACCTTTATTGCCAACGGGGTAAGGGTACACAACGGCGGCAAGGGTACTTTCAAAACCATCAAAGGCGCTGGCGGTGGTGGTGGTAGTAAATCATCCGGTGGTGCCGCCAGACCCGCGGTAGAAGATCCTGATACCTTACATTCTAATCAATATGCCAGAGTGATTGACCTATTATGTGAGGGTGAAATTGTCGGCTTGGTTGATGGCCTCAAGTCGGTTTACCTTGATGATACACCGGTTCAAAATGCTGACGACAGCATGAACTTTGCGGGGGTTACTTTTGAGGAGCGACTCGGCACTCAAGCACAAACCTATATCCCGGGATT